AATGAAAGAAATGGGTGGTGGAAGTGGACTTAAATATGCCGCAAGTAGTATCGTCTATTTAAGTAAGAAAAAAGAAAAAGACGGAACGGAAGTTGTAGGTAATATAATCAAAGCAAAAAATCAAAAGTCAAGATTGACTAAAGAGAATTCTACTTGTGAAGTGAGATTAACTTACAATAAAGGTCTTGACAAATATTATGGTTTACTTGCACTCGCAGAAAAATATAATATATTTAAAAAAGTTTCTACTAAGTTTGAACTACCTGATGGTCGTAAAGTATTTGGAAAGTCTATAAATGATAATCCACAAGAATATTTTACAGATGAAGTAATGTCAAAATTAGAAGAGGCGGCAATGAAAGAATATTCATATGGAGACAGTAATGAGTGAAATGAAACAAGGTGATTTAGTTACAGTTTTAACACCACATGGTGAGTTCGTTGGAAGATTAGAAAAAAATGATGACACTGGTGTTTATTTAAATAATCCAAAAATGATGGTAAGTACCGAAGAGGGCAAAATGGGATTTGCAAGAGGTGTATGCATGACTGGTGAAGAGAATCCTAAGACAATAATTTTTAGAGATGGTGGTGTAATATTAGTCACACCTTCAAATCAAAATATAAATAAAGCATATACTGAAGTTGTAAGTGGATTAGTTACTTGACTAAAAAAAAATTCAGTTACATAGAATCTGCATCACACCCAGATCAAACTTGTATAGGAATAAACAAGGGTGATTATGCTGGAGTAATTTATAAGTATGGTAAAGTCACACCAATTGAAAAAGATGACAAATTGACAATGCAATTTGAATATGATATTATAGAAAACAACGCAATACCTAGAGAAAAATTCAACGATAAGTTTTTTGAACTAATAGGCGATATACTAATGGACATACTTGATGAAAAATATAACACTAACAATACTAGAGAACCTAATAGCAAATGAAAATTATGCTAGAAAAGTTTTACCATTTTTAAAAGAAGAATACTTTCAAGATAGAAATCAAAGAGTTGTCTTTAATGAGATAAATTCGTTTGCATTAAAGTATTCAAAACTTCCTACAAAAACATCTCTAGAAGTTGAACTTGATAATCGAAAAGATTTATCGGAACAACAATATAAAGATATAACAAATATTATTAGCAACTTTACAGAGGACTCAGTTGATAGCGAGTGGTTAACTGATACTACCGAAAAATTCTGTAAAGATAGGGCAATCTATAATGCCGTCGTGGACGGAATCTCTATTATTGAAGGTAGAGATTCCTCACGTAAACCAGACGCACTTCCAAGTCTTTTAACAGACGCACTATCAGTATCTTTTGATAATAGAGTTGGTCATGATTATATTGAAGACGCTTCAGATAGATTTGATTATTTACACCGTAAAGAAGAACGTATACCTTTTGATTTAGAATACTTTAATAAAATTACAAAAGGTGGACTTCCACAAAAAACTTTAAATATCGCACTTGCAGGCACGGGTGTAGGAAAGTCTTTGTTCATGTGTCACATGGCCGCAAACTGTATTAATCAAGGACGAAATGTTCTTTATATAACTTTAGAAATGGCAGAGGAAAGAATCGCAGAGAGAATAGATGCAAATCTTATGAATGTGAGTATGGAGTCACTTCAAGATTTACCAAAACCAATGTATGATGATAAGATTGAGAAGATTATGCAGAAAGTAAAAGGTAAACTTATCATTAAAGAATATCCCACAGCATCAGCACATACTAATCATTTTCGTTCACTACTACAAGAATTATCCATAAAAAAGAGTTTCAAACCAGAAATAATCTTCATAGATTACTTAAATATATGCGCTTCAAGTCGATTTAAGGGGGGCTCAAACATTAATTCCTATACACTAATCAAATCTATCGCAGAGGAATTAAGAGGTCTAGCAGTTGAAAATAACGTGCCTATAGTGTCCGCTACACAGACTACAAGGGGTGGATATGTATCAACTGATATAGGACTTGAGGATACATCAGAATCATTTGGATTACCTGCAACAGCAGACTTTATGTTTGCGTTGATCTCAACTGAAGAAATGGAAGAATTACAACAAATTACTGTTAAACAATTAAAAAATAGATATAATGATCCTACTGTAAACAAAAGATTTGTATTAGGCATAGACAGATCAAAAATGAAACTATATGATGTAGAACTAAATGCTCAGACTGATTTAGTTGATAGTGGTCAAGAAGATGAGATACCTGCACTTGATAAATCGAATAGTGGAGAGAGGTATGCGAAATTCCAAGAAATTAAAGTCTAGATATTACGTAGATATGGATGATTCCAATCTTAATTATCCTTATAATTGTATAGATATTAAATCAAATGAGGTGGTATGGAACTTTGAATTTGAAGACGATGCACTAGATTGGTGCATGAATCAAAACAAAAAACCAACATTCGGTAAAGATCGAATACCTCCACATATGAGGATGTACAAAACATAAATATATGAGTATTAAATGGGGGAGCGATGTCTATTAGTAGATTTGTACAACAAGTAAGACCTAGAAAAAATTCTTATAAACCCAAACTAATCATTGTTGAGGAAAATCTTTTTGAAGAAGATATTCCAAAAGACATCATGAGAGGTTTGAGTTATGAAAAGTCTGAGAAACAATCAACATCCAAAAGAGATGTTTATATTGTTCGTTCATCAGATAGAGAAACCGATAGAGATGAGATACTAAGAAATCTTAATCAAGCAGGTATCAAGTCATCTTTAGGAACAAGTTCATCATCAGTTGATCCAATTGATGGCATATATCAAAATAGAAGTTTTAGAATTTTTGTAAAACCACTCTCTGGTGGTATGGGTGAAACTACTTTAAATTCAAGTATTACAGAATTATTTCCATTAATCGCATTCGAAAAGAAATTTAATCCAAAAGATATCGTATCATTTCATCAGTTTTTACTTGGTATTGATGTTTCAAAACTAAAGTGTGTTGGTGCAAAAGATATAAAAGCCGCAGAGGAAACAATTAACAAGGCAGATACATCAACTAAGTTTAATGATAAAATGGCAAACGCAATCGGTGTTCTTAAATATATTAAACAAGAAGATAAAAATAAAAAGATAAAAAGTTTGTTTTGGGGATACAGATCAAAGCCTGCAGGTGTGCCAAGTAAACACCCAGGTGATATGTTTATTACTTACAATGATAATAAAATTTTAGGGGTTAGTTTAAAAGCAGGTGGAAAGAAAACATCTGAACCACAATTAAACACTTACATAGGAAAAGTATTTGATGAGTTTAAAGATAGAAACTATGGTAAGTTAATGTCATTGGCATACAAATCAGTATATTCTAAAATACCTGGTATGCCACCTGAGAGATCATTTATTAGAGATAGAAAAACAAAAGATATATTAAGAAACTTTGATAAAAAAAATAATGCACAATATGAAAAATTTTACAACGATTATCTTGAAATTATGAGACAAGGTATAATAAAATTATTTAATAAGAATAAAGATAACACAATTAAATATATAAAAACAAATATATTAAGAGATGCACCTGATGTTCCTACTATAGTTATTAAAGCAGTTGGTAGTGATTACGAAGAAGTTACAGATAAAGATCAACTAGGTGTTTTTTTACCACAGGTTAAATTTATTAAAGCCACATCTTCTCAATCATCAAAACAAAATTGGTTCATAGAATTAACATCTGGCCCAGATACTTTAAAAATGAGTATGTCTATTCGTACAAATAAATCAGGTCATGCTGGATTAAAAAAACTAGGACAGTTTAGTCTTGCAGTAAAATATAACGGATTGTCAAAGAAATGATAAAATTTTTAGAAGAACAAGCAGGTAAAAATCTACATCTAGAACATATCGAAGATGAGATCATAAACTTTGGTGTGCCAGGTGGACGAGCTGCAATAAACTTTTTAAGAAGTTTAAGAGACATGTTAGCAGGTGCAAGTAGATCATCTGTAAATATGACTGTTAAATGGGATGGTGCTCCAGCAATATTCGCAGGTATAGACCCAGAGGACGGAAAGTTTTTTGTTGCTAAGAAGTCAGTATTCAATGTTAACCCAAAATTATACAAGACAAACGCAGAGATTGACGCAGATTTATCAGGTGAACTAAATGCAAAATTTAAAGTTGCACTAAAAGAGTTTGCAAAGTTAGGTATCAAAGGAGTTCTTCAAGGTGATCTTATGTTTACTAACGATCTCGAAACTGATACAATAGATGGTGAAAAAGTTTATACATTTCAACCAAATACAATAGTTTATTCAGTGCCAGTAGATTCTGATTTAGGTAAGATTATGAAAAAAGCAAAAATAGGAGTTGTGTGGCACACAACATATTCTGGTAAGACACTGCCAGATATGAAAGCATCTTTTGGTGCAAATATCAGTAATTTAAATAAATCTGCTTCGATTTGGATGGATGATGCGACATATAAAGACGTGTCAGGTAAAGCCACATTCAATGCAAAAGAAACTGCACTGGTTACAAAAACTTTATCAGAGGTAGGAAAAACATTTCAAAAAATAAACGCACCAATGTTAAATAAGTTTCTTAGACTTCAAGAATCTATGACTGGTGCTTTAGCAGGTGCTTCATATAAAACTTACACAAATAGTAAAGTAAGAAGAGGACAAAAGGTAAAAAATGCTAACAGACATGCCGCAGAATATGTCAATTGGGTACAAGATTCAGTTAAAAAACAGACTGATAAAGTAAAAACACCTGCTGGTAAGAAGAAATATGAGAATATATCTAAACAATATACCATAGAAATTAAGAAACATGTAAGAAATCTAACTGAAGTTGTAAAGTTTCAAAACTTTATGATTGATGCAAAAATGCAAATTGTTAGAAAACTAAATAGTGTAAAACAACTAACAGGCACTTTTATACGGACTGATAATGGATATAAAGTGGTAAACCCAGAGGGTTATGTCGCAATAGATAGGGTGTCAGGTAATGCTGTGAAATTAGTCGATAGAATGGAATTTTCGTTTAATAATTTTACTGCAATAAAGGCATGGGATAGATGAAAACAATAAAAGATTTACTAGAAGACCTCAAAGAACGAGTCGTATCAGTCGCACAAAGAAGAAAGATTGGTAGAAGAATGGCTCGTCTCGCAAAAACATCAGCATTTAAAGCCAAAAGAGAAAGAGCAATGAAAAAGATTGCCTCGCCTATGAAACAACGTGTCAAGGCAACTAAGATGGCAAGAAAAATAATTCGTAAAAAGTTTTATCCAAAATATGATCAGATGGCACCAATGCAGAAGATGAAAATAGATCAAATTGTAAATGCAAAATATGGTGCTGCAATCGAAAAGATTGCAAAGAGAAATTTAATAAAAGTTAAAAAAGCAGAGATTGAAAAAGTCAAAAGAGCAAGACAGAAAAAAGATGATTAAAAAATTTAACGCATATGAACAACCAGGCAAATCAGTTGTGTTTGCATTTGGTAGATTTAATCCACCAACCACAGGTCATGAAAAATTAATTAATAAAGTGAAACAAGTTGCTGGATCAGATGAATATAGAATATATCCTAGTTTCTCACAAAATCAAAATAAAGATCCATTACCACATGCACTCAAAGTAGCATATATGAGAAAAATGTTTCCAAGACATAAAAGAAATATTATTGCAGATAAAAGTGCGATTACGGCTATTGACATTGCAACTAAATTACACAAACAAGGATTCACTAACTTAACAATGGTTGCAGGTTCTGATAGAGTAAAAGAGTTTGAAACATTGTTAAAAAAATATAATGGTGTAGAAGGTAAAAGACACGGATTCTATAAGTTTGATAACATTAACGTTGTCTCTGCTGGAGAGAGAGACCCAGACGCAGAGGGTGTATCTGGTATGTCTGCTTCTAAAATGAGATATCATGCAAACAAAGGTGAATATGATGATTTTGCAGACGGATTACCAAAAGGATTTAGAGACGGAAAAAAATTATTCAGAGATGTAAGAAAATACATGGGTATAAGAGAACAGAAAGATATGGGCATCATGAATGAATACGAAGAACTCAGAGACAGATATTTAATAGGTCAAATATGGAAAATTGGTGATTTAATAGAAGCAAAAGGTATCGAGGGAAAAATAATTCAAAGAGGTACAAACTATGTTACATTTAACGACAATAATGGTAAAGTTCATAAAGCATGGTTGCATGAAATTAAATATGAACAAAAAGAGATCACACCTGTAAGACAAGATAAAGATGTCAAAGATAAACCAGGCACACAACCTGCAAAGTATTACTCTGGTGTTAAAAAGAAGACCAAAGATGCGAGAGCTGCTCATTTTAGAAAAGGTGCAAAAATGGATGATGATAATCCAGCCGCATATAAACCAGCACCTGGTGATTCTAAAGGTAAAACTAAACCATCTCAATATACAAAAAAATTTAAGAAGATGTTTGGTGATTCATACGATATAGGTAAATCATACGGTGATCATACAAAAGAAGTGACACCAGGTGAAAACAAAAAATTAAATAAAGAAGAAATAGAAAAATGGTATAAAAAAGAAGAGACACATGAAAAGTATGAATTAAGATATGGTGATGATTGGTATATTAAACTTACAGAAACATACAATAAATTAATTGAAAAAGTTGGCGATGACGAACAACATGATAATTGTGGCACACCAGATTGTTGTGGTCAATGTGCTGATTCAAATATCACTGAACAAAAGAAAGAACCATTAGATTCTTTTGGCACCTTTATTTTAAGAAATACTTGGGGTGAAATTGTTGAGTCTGCTGAGTTTGAGGGAAGAAAAGTTAAATTAAATGATCCTATACGTACAAGTGAAAACCCTAATAAAAAGTTTAAAGTATATGTAAAAAACGAAAAGGGTAACGTAGTTGTAGTTCGTTTTGGTGATCCTAATTTAGAAATAAAAAGAGATGACCCTGCTAGAAGAAAATCATTTAGGGCAAGACATAATTGTGATAACCCAGGGCCAAAAACAAAGGCTAGATATTGGAGTTGTCAACAATGGAGAGCAGGCGCAAAGGTAGATAACTAATGCAAGAACTAGGTCAATTCATGTCTCTTGTATCAGATGAAAAACAAAAAGTCACAAAGATACAAGAGGAAAAAGATAAAAGGTTAAAACCACGTGTATCTGTAGGACAATCACTATCAGAGTTTTTTAATTTAATATCTGAAGCACCTAGAATTCCTAGAAAAAAAGGACAACCTGCAGGTTCTGACAAACACTCTGATTTATATACAGACGAAAATCCAAAAGGAACAATACATGGTTTAGGATTTAAAGATGTTGAAACTGCAAGAGCATCTGTAAAAAAAATTATCAATTCTGGTAGATCACACGCACATAAAATACAAGCTGCGATTGCAATGGAACAAAGAGCAAGGGTAATGGGAAAAACAGCAGAGGCTGCAGTATATCGAAGATATATTGAAAAGATGAAAAAGAAAACTAAAAAAATGAATAAAGAGGATTATACTCATTATCCAACTCAGGTAGACCCAAAGAGAGATAAATCTGATGGTTGGATAAAAGGTGACCCAACTGAACCAATAATATTTGATGATAGCGACACAAAAGATATTTTAGATAAAGCAAATAAAGAAGTTGAAAGAGAAAGACAAGTTGTACGACCACCATTTATAAGTGAGCAAGATAATGCACAAAGAATTGATGTTCTTAAAACATTTTTTGAAAGATTAGATAGTTTTGAACAAAATTTAGAAAAAAGAGAACTGGCTCATAAGATGACTAATTACTTACCTGAACAACCAGAACAAAATGAACTGACAAAATTAAAAGAAGATTTTAGAATATTTAAGAATATCATATCACAACAAATGGCGACAATAGGAGGCGGTGGCGCAGTAAGACTGCAAGACTTGGACGATGTTGATACATCATCACTTGGTAATGGAAAATTTTTAGTATTTAACTCTAC